GGTCTCCATAGATGCCAGTATCATACTCAATATCCTTTAACGGCTTGTTGTAGATAATACAGGTATCGTTAACTGTTGAACCACTAGAGGCTAGGTAAAAGCGTATCTCATCTTTGTATTTAGTCACATCTATATCGGTAATACGTGGACATCCATCAATTAATGGAGTGATAGCATCTGAGATACGAACGTCGCTTGAACCGTTAAACATAAACAGCCCGGCGTCACCTACAAAGTAGATAGCGTTCTCGTCCTGCACCACCCCACGCCGTGCAATAGCACCCTTAAAACCGGTAGACTGTCGCATCGTGAACGATGCTTCATCGTACCCGCTAATGATATACTTACCGTCCTGGGTAAAGACAACTAAATTGTCCTGGAATGAGCAAAGCTTGACCACTGGCGAACCGTTAAATGGCCGCGGGATAGTAAAGAAGCTCGTACTTCGCCACTCGTTATACCATTGCTCGGTTGGCTTGGTTGGTGTCTTACCCGTTGGATCCCATGCAGGGTTGCCGGGTGCCTCACTAAACCTAATCGTGTTGGGTAGGCCTGCTACAACACCCCACATACGATCCTTGTGAAACATCACCTCGCGGAGTACGGGTAGCTCGGTATCTACAATGCGACCAACGCCAGTATCGATAATCTCTACGTCGTCGATCCAGAAGTCCTCACCAGTTGATACAAACTCTAGGCTTGTAACGTCTAGCTCGGGCCAATAGTAAAACTCGTGGTTGTCCCACGAGGTTGTCATCTGCTTTTGGTAGCCTGCAATTGGGCGTAGTTGAGTATTGACGCTTACGAATACTTGAGATGTACCAGCCGCACTAACTGATGAAAACTTAATCTTGTATCGTTTACCTTTAGTAAGTTGGATATCACTCTTAGTGTAGCGCTGCCCACCACCGGTAATCTTGAGCGATGCCGGAGCGGATTTATATACTGTCGTATCTCGCGTTACGCTACCCTGCCACCGCACGGTTGGGAGACCAAAGTTGCCGTTATCTACAATGTTGGTGCGATCTTGAGGCGGCGTACCATCCCAGTAACGCAGCTCATCATGGCCGTTGACCCAAAACATTTTGCCATCACCGTTGGCAAAACTATATTCGCTTGCTTCGGGCGACAAGCCCGACATAATCTCGCGCCATTTACCAGCTGCTTCATCTGCATAATAGAGCGTATTGTCATATACAGCTACAGTACGGTTATTGCGGTTATCCAAGTTAAAGCGATATGCGCCTTTGAGTTTTTTCTCGGGTGCTGTATAAAGCCTATAGCGTAACATCTTACCAGTAATGGGAGTGTTCACTGTCCAGGCCGCGGACGTCCACCGAGCCTCGGGCGTACTATTAACTAGGCCAATCTCGTACCACTTGAGCGAGTCATCTTGGGGTTTAAGTGCTATCCAGTACTTCTTACTAGTCTTAATCTTTGGCGGGTTAATAAAACGACAAGTAACCCAATCGCCGCTATCGCCAATGTCTCCGTTAAGGAATGAGCTAACAGATAAGCGGTTGCCGGGTAGGCCGTTTGCGTCCTCTAGTATTTCTACTATTACTGGGCCAGTAGCACCTCCGGGGTTCTTGATGTCTATATCTAGGCGAGTAATACGTTGGTCTACGTTAGCAGTAAACGGTTGCAAAAGAAAAGCGTTGTCTTTGTTTATTTTAAACCGCTGAGTAACAGTAGCTGCATTACCTAGCGCCTGCGACTCACCCAATGGTTCCATATGCAAAGAATGGCCGCGCCTAGTTGACACGGCCACACGGCGGGAATCCTTTTGTTGGGCCTGGAGGCGAAAGTTCTTACTAAAAGGACTCTTACCCTCCTGGAGAAGGTCGACTGGCGTAACAAGGTCGATACCTCCTAGATTTAGTTGGGTAGCAATTTTAACTTGCTGCGCCATTCATCCTCCTATATTTGTAAATTACGCATCTTAATAGGGCCAAAAGCATCGCGCATACCAAAGCGAGTAACCATTTCTTGTAGTTGAGCTTGGTACTGGTTCTCTACCTGAGTAGATAGATCCATATCCTCGTTGCGGTCATGTACGCGACGTAGTGCACCAAGAATGAGTAGCTCGGTAAACTCTTCGGGAATGTCGGGCTTATCAGTATCTTGGGCCATTGTATTTGGCGTCTTATAATAATACGTGTATAGTTTGTATTCTTTATCGGTTGGGGCGTCCAATAGGATATTGCCGGCGTATTCGGTCCAGAAGTAGGGCGCGTGCGGTGTGTTGTTCATCGCATCTGCAAAACGCATAAAGAAGTCGCGGTATTCAAGCTTCATTTGAAAGAAGTTTTGTACACCGGTCATTGCATGCATCTCTACCCTACTAACATCATCGGGCAGCTTAATGATAGACGCACCAGCGGGTACATCACCAATAAAGATCTTTTCCATAAATGGTAGTTCAAATTGGTTGAATATATCCCGCTGGGCGTCGTTCAAGAAGTTGTCAATAATTTCTGGCTCGTAATCTTCATCGTCCAGCTTATCTATCATCACCCGCTTACGTAAATCAGCGAGCGTCATTTAGCCTCCTAACCTAGCGCCGAGTAAGGGATAGCGAGTGTCGGGACAATGTAAGTACCAGCGGCCTGAGCGTTAATCACTACGTTGCCGAGATTGTCGATGGTGATGTTCGAGCCGTCGGTGCGCTTGGTGGAGTTGTTGATTAGCACACCAACTGCGGTCTCGATATTGTCGCGGTATGGCTGAGGGATCTGGAACACTGTATTAGCGCCAGCTGTTAGGCCGCCAACAACACTATACTGCCCTTTTGGCTTGATAAATAGCAGACCGTTATATCGACGATATATCCAAGTACCTCTAGTCGTAGCCTGCTCAATCCAGTTAGTGTCGCTTTCGCCAAGCTTCGGCACGTTGCCGCCTTGGCCACCTCCGCCTCCACCAGTAGACGATATAGCTGTCAGTGAGTAGCTGCCGCCATTTGGCACAAGCACAACGCCGAGGCTACCGCTTGGTGCGCTATCGACAACGTTACTTACACTAAACTTGCCAAAATTTTCCATTATATTCTCCTATTTAATTACTATTTGCTTGTATCTGTTTGTATTTAGTTCGATACTATCGATATTGCCCGTCTCTATTGTATCGGGGCGGTATCGGTCAATGTTTAATGTTTCACCTTCGTACGCTTTTATACTCACGTAATCGGGCTTGTATTGTTTGTATTCAATGCTATATACGCTAGGGTCTAATAAATCATTAGTCCGCGTTATTGTTAGCCGCATAAGGACTGGCATTGGCTTCAATGTCAACACTTCGGGCTTCGGTACAAATATAACATTCGGGCTACTAATACCGACCCTTAGATTTACCCCCTGTGGCTGTATGTAAGCCGCTGTAAGAGCCGTTAAGGTTGGAGATGATATGTTTATCCTCTCCACTATTTTAGACGGTCTCAGGGCGTATACAGGGCCCGTATGGGACAGTGTAGGCGATCGTATTGTCAGACGCTCGGTTGTCTGTACGGGGCGTAGTTCGCCGGGCTTGGGCGGCGAGTAGGTGAGTGTAGGTCTCTTTTTGAATACAAGATGTACCCATCCGCGGTTACCACGTAGGTTATATGTCGGGCCGTTGCCAGTTAAGGTCGGCGATTTAATCGTTAAGCGTTCGGTTGCTCTTTGAGGTGTTAGCGTATAAACCTTTGGCGTATTTTTTACTGGCAATACAGCACCTAATGGGCGCAAGCCTGGCGCACCCCAATAGCCAAGCTCGGGTTCTGGCCTTGAGACTACATAAGTATCTATATAATCACCCGGCTTTGGGGCTGGTCTTTCGTCGGTTGAGGCGGATATGTAGCTATATGTAACAGTGCCGCCGCTAAAGTGAGCTATACCGACCGACCCATTGCTGTCCGCCGGCCAATAGGTGTCATTGATTACTATCTGCCACCCCGGCTCTATCTGTCCGTCGCCCCATACCTTTGCCTTTATCTCTGAGCCTTTTACGCTGAATCGCACCCAATTCCACTCTCGCGGTTTATCAACGCCAATAGCCTGGTTAAATACACCATCTGCATAGTCCACCTTTAAGTAGGTTAAGCCGTCTACACCTTGTTGATAGGCTAAGATGTAGCCGGAGTCGCGGTTACGATTTTGTTGCCGATCAAAGAATATGTTACCGCGGATAACGAGCAGCCCCTGCTTAGCGACAAGCGCGTCTATCTTAACCTTGGCGAGCAACTCTACGTCACTTTGACCTTTAACCGGTGTAAGAGACGCGTAGTGCACTGCAAAACCGGTAGAGCTAGCTTCGAGCCCAAGCCTTCCCGGTAATACCTCTCCGTTGGGCCAATAATCCTTGCGCACTAAGTCGGGTAGGTCTCTCCAATCTGCAACTACAAGCATATCTTACCCCGCTACAATTTCGAAGTTAAGGGCTATATATTGGGGACGCCATTCAAGCGGCACGTTCTTCGATGAATCGCTTGGTGCGTTTGTCACTCCATGGAGATGAAAGCCTACGTCGCCCCCCATTCTAATTGCACCAGAAGGGTTAGCGGATGGGCTCATTTTTTGACTCATCCACGTGTTTGTCTGATAGTTCTGCGGGGCTAAACGTATGGTGTTACTGCCGCCAGATACGCCGACAGAGTCAACTCCGCCAGCTATAAGTGGAAATCTACTGCGGAAGTCTGCTAGTGTGAATGTGCCCCCAGAGATTGTGCCATACCGCGAATTGTTTCTGATATGCTCATACAACAACGGATAGTCCCACTTGCTATATCCGCCCTGTCCGTTAAGTAGTAGTCTGCCGGGCATCGGGTTAGTATTTAGTGTCATCACTATGTCGCCGACATGCAGAAGGTTTTCATAATAGACGCCCCGATACACCAGCGCACCCTTCTTGTGCGGCTTAGATACAATACCGCGCTGCCCGCGGCCCACCGTAAGAGTTTTGCCGCTTCGTTCCATAACGATCATTATCTCTGAATTAAGAGCAGTTGGGGCCTCATCTATGGGCGACACCGTTATATAAAACGGGGCACTCGGGAAAAACCGATCATATGCGACGTCTATGTCGATGGTGTTGTTTTCGTCTGTTATTGCGGCAGCCAGGAGGCCTATCGTCATATTATTAGCCATACAATCTCCTAAAAGTTCGATCTAAAGAAATTGTTATTACCCCCGCCTGGATTATTTTGTCCAGCGGGCACGTCGGAATCATCTCCGGTTTTTGCGCTCCACTCTATCCTGCGCCCAAACACACCGCTCTGGTCGTCCTCCATATTAAATATCCTCCGCTTTTAGCTGCACGCCGGTAAGATTGGCCGTACCGCCTTGGGTTACTGCCTGCCCTGCGATATCGGTTACAAATAGCACCTCAGTGCCATTGACGTATGCAACATGAGTGGCCATACCCGTCTTTGTAACACTCAAGTTATTGGCCGCAGCTAATGTAACGACACGCTCGCCTGCCGATGGAAAAGTTTGTGATGCCGTAGAATAGTTACCTTCTCCAAGCTTTTGGCTGTTAGCTGTATTGTAATCGTTCGTGTAAGACGGGAGAATCAGCACTTTGTTTGCAGTATTTATTTTCGCCAAAAGCGCGTTCCACGCGCTGTTGTTTACCCATTTTGTCATAGAGTGCCTCCGTTAAGGATGAATTTATACTTTTCTTCTAGCGTCATTCCTACGCCTTGCACGGGATCAACCGGGTGCATTACATAGCTATTATATGCTCTATATCGCATCAATATTCTTATGGCTTCCTCTTTCGGGTATAGTTTATTCATTACAGTGTCGGCAGACTGTATCAATCCGCTTTCATCATCATACTCACCAGTGCTCCCATAGTCAAACGCCCGCCGTACAATAGCGTACCCGGCTGGCCAGTCCTGTTGTTCTTTACTTGAAAGGAGGTATTTGATACAGCTTAGCATTTCGCCAAAATACTCTCCTTTTATATGTTCGACAAACTCGGCACTCAACATAAAATCATCCGTACGCTCTAGGTGGAATTTAGCAATGACATGAGAAGCGGGAAGCTTTATGTAGCAATAATTAAAATCGTAGTAAACCCTAAGACCAAGCTTGAGCGCTATCTCTATAAGGCGCGCTCCTCTCTTGTTGTTCTCCACCATAGTCAATTTACCTTATATGTTTTAGGGCTCATACCAATTACACGGAGGCGCACAGAATCGACCTGCTTGCCGGTCATGACGGTTGGATCAGTCTTTGTAAAACGAATAGTATCTCCAAGCTGAATCATGCCATTGTCGGTGTCAAGGATGAATAGATCGGGCATCTTAAGTTTTTCTTTAGATGTCAACTCGACAAATACCTCAATGCCGTGCTTGCCAGCTCCTGATAAGGCGCGCAATACTGAACTATTTGCCCAACTTTTAATTGGTGCATCAGCATTAATCTCTGCTTCTGTCTCGCCACCCGGTAGCGCGAACTTAACGCTATTCATCGTATAGGTCGCAACGAACCCAGCTGTTTCTAGTTTTTTAATTGCTTCTATAAGCATTATTATCTCCTTATCTAAAAAATAAGCCCCCTCCGCTTGGGAGGAGGCTTTATGGTCAAGATATACTATTTAATAGTAATCTCAACAACGTGGTCGGGACGGATAACGCTTGCACCAAAGAGGGTTGAACCAACAACGTAGTCAACACCAGCGAGCTTGTCGCGGCCATCTTCAGTCTTGCTCAACTGGGCGAGACCCTTGACGGCGCTCTTGTGCATGATGTAGGCAACATCCTTTGAACCCTTTTGCTTGATGACGTTAGTCACGTAAACAGGCATGCCGAAGATCTCGCCGACGAGGCCGTGCTGAGTCTTCACGATACCCTTCTCACCAACACTCGCGTAGCTGGTAAACTCAGGGATCTTACGCAAAGCTGCGCGAACCTTGCCGTTCACGAACAGTGCGCGGTTGTCCTCTGGAACGTTAGCTGCGTCGAGCAAACCAAGCGCATCAACGATATCAGTGTAGGCGAACTGGCCAGCGGCTGCAGTTGTCTGCTTAAGGATAGAAGTTTCAGCCTGGATCTTACTGATGACTTCAGTGTCATGAGCTTTCGCGATCCAGCGACCGAGGCGCTCAACGTACAGTGCGCGGAATTCGTACTTACTTTGTGCTTTCGCGACATCCTGCACACCAACTGGCTTGCGGAGGTAGCGGTCAATCTTAACATCAACGTAGCTGGTCTTGATGCCGTCGACCGGCGAAGCGGTACCGTTAGCACTTGCGTTAATTGTAACGTCAGTGTCGATCTCGTCCATGAATGGCACGTGGATCACGTCACCGTAATTCACAGCCTCACCCAAGTTCGAGTGGTCGATAAAGTCCCAGAGGACGAGGTTATCTGTACGGTTCTTTTCTACTTCTGGTGCCCAAATCTGAGGCACAAAAGGCTTTGTAGCAGGCGTGCCGTCTACTGCGCCGGTGCCCTTGGTGGGCGTAACATAGTTAGCCATTTATTTTTTTTCCTTTTAAGCTGTTAGTTTATCGATAGCCGCGATATATTCAGGTGAGCCAATCTCATGTTGAGATAAGACATCCTGGATAGTCGTGACTGTCGGGGTTTGATCAGTAGCATGGGCTTGAGCGCCCTGCTGGAGTTGTTGATTGATAGACTCCCTTTCCTCTCGGCGGATTTGCTCCGGATCTACTTTTTGAGTGTTCTGGCTCGACTTGAGTACGGCTAAATCATACAGAGTGTCGAGGTCGTGTCGTAGGTTGTTTGCATATTCTATGCCGTATTTAGCAGCTTTGTCCTTTACGATGTCATACATTACCGCTTCGAGTTCGCGGTTACGTCCTTGCTCGCCAAAGAATCGCTCAACTTGTCGCTCGTACTTCAAGTTAGCAACCTCTGCACGCAAGTCGTCAGTAGGTTCGCTGGTATCTGCTAACTGTTTTGCGCTACGGAATGAGCGCTGATTATCCAGAGCAATTTTAAGGGCTCGTTTCGTATCCTCGCTAGCGTTATCAAGATCAAAACCTTGCGCCTTCGCGAATTTACTCAGCCCGCTATCTGCTGGCTCGCTTTCTTGGGCGGGCTCAGCTACTACATCTTGCTCTACTGGAGCTTGAGAGGTAGTATCGCTAGAGATATCCGCCGGTTCGTTAACGCTAGTAAGCTCTTGACCGAGGCTAGCATCGTTAGTTCCGGTAAGGGAATCTTCCATTCTAGTGTACTCCTATTAGTTTGTCTATCAGTTCTGCCTCCTGGTCTAGGGGGAGTGTAGGAAGGCACAGGGGCGAGAGCCTTCCTACGTTGTACATCTTACATCGTTGTAGAAATTATTGGATACTGAAGCCTTCAATGTAAAGACGAATAGTATCGAGGCCTACATTGCGTTGTAAAAGATACGCCAGCTTCTCAGGTTCAAACTCGAGTTGTTGCATTGTTTTATTGTCAACAACTGGCACGTCTTTGTATATCTCAATAGGCCCGGCAGCTAATGTAGAATTTACATCCTTTTGCAGGTCAATGTAGCCCATTAGCTCTTTATAGGCTTCTGTCTTGGAGAATTGCTCCCATTGGTGAGCGATTTTCTCCCATTTGTTACTCTCTTCCATTTACTACCTCAATCGGGTTGATGCGTGCTCGCTTCGTACCCGTCTAATGTTGTTATCGTTACTATTAGCTCCGCCGCCGCCTTGGTTGCCGGTTTGGGCCCGCTTATTGAAGGAGTCGCCGCCTCCTTGGCTAGCGCCCGCTCCTAGCAGGTATTCCTCAGCACCTGGGGCTAGGGACGCGCCGCTTTGTACGAGGCTCGGATCAACCGGTTGGCCATCAGGCCCCATCATTGGTTGAGGCACGGTGAGCATCTCGTTAATATCATCTTCGGTCATGTACTTACTAAAGAGGGTCTTGTACATGTTGCGTAGGAATGCTTCCTGGTTAACGAGAGGGTTCTGGAGGCTGAACTGCGCAGCTGTCTGCATCGCCTGGCTGAGCATTGCAATCTCGGCGTCTGCAGTACTTTCGAGTACGACCTTTGGCTGATATTCACCAAAGTAAACATCTGGGCTGTAGACTTGCCAGGTGATTTGGTTGTGGTCAGTCATTCGTACTGGAGTGTCCTCTTTAACGAATAGCTGAATCATCTTAAACAGGATTGATCCTACCTGGGCAAGGCCGCCGTCCTCTAATGACTGCATCTTAACGTTAGTACGGGCATCTGCTTGCTCTAGCTGGTTAGAAATCTCAGTAGCGGTTGTGCGACTAAAGCGCTGACCGATACCTTGTACAGCTGCATCAGCCGCTACTGCAGTACGCATCTGCTGAGTAAGACGGCTAATCTCGGCGTCAGCGGCTGGGCTAATGTCGTTCTTCTCAATCGGGGTAAGTGCACCCTTAGGGATCGGGAAGATAGCGCCCGGCGCGGACTGGATACGCTCAGCTAGGTGTTGATACCGGGGTTCAATCTGCCACATATTGTTCAACACATAAGCAATGTTGTCGCGTTTCTGGCTAGCTGTATCGTTAAGAAGCTCCTGAGTCTTGAGAACCACCTCAGCGATACCTTTGCCGTAGAATAGGCTCGTATCAACGTAGTTTCGAGCTACTGCGAACGGTAGAAAGCCTTTAATGGCGGGGATTTTCACCTTCATTGGGATAATCTCGCCGTCTAGATCCATCGGCAGCTCTTTTGTAGACTCTTTTCGGGCATAGGGGTTGTCTTCTTCTAAGATAACAACGCTACGATTGGCGATCATAACGTGTTTCTTTTCAGTCCAGTAATCGATAACCTCTACCTGCTCGCTAATGGCGTCTTTCCCGTAGGTGGAGCCAATCAACATCTCCTTGATGTCTTTGTCCATCTCTTCGCCGTCGTTAGCTGCGGTGACTTTATCAAGGTTTTTGTACTTGTTCTCTACTTTGCCCGTCTCAACGTCCACTTCCATTTGAGATTTGAGCTGTTCAAGGCTTGTAAGATAGCGATATCCTGCATAGCGTGGGTAGCCAGGCTCATCCGGGTTGTTGATATGGCGGGCTGCCGGGTCGACAAAGAAATCATTTAAGGGGATATTCTGGATAAGCGGCCGATCTTTTAGCCAACTAAAGGCCAAAATACCTGTGCCATATAGGGCCATATCCTTAATCCAGCTAATCATCTTATCGGTCATGTTGTTAATAGACCAGTAATAGTTAACTAGACCGTTTAAAGCCTCGACGCTTTGCTCTTGCTCCTCGTGTAATGGCCAATATTTGAATCGCGGCTTTGTTTTAACGTATGAGGATACGAGAGCTTCTACGATCGAGAAGGTTTCAGGCACAAACTCATCAGCTTGTCCTGCATATCCGCGGATTGTTCTAATGCCGTTATAAGACTTGAACGCATTTGCCCAGGTTCTCTTGTAGTGAGACTCGGTATACTGCCGCGCCTTTTTAAAGCGCTTAGTTACCTCTAGTAGTGTTTTATCATCCATTGGTTATTTTATGCATCTTTGTGGTAGAAACTACCTTTAAGTTTGATATATCATTATCACCCCAAGGGAATAGCTGGTAAGCGATAGCTGTCGACATTACAACGTCATCGTGAGAGCCTTCCTCTGCATTCATTCTACCACGCTCATCACGTACGTAGCTGAATGCCTCATTAATAAATACGATATCCTTATCCTTAATCACGCGCTCGCGGACTAACTTGATAAGGTCATCAATCATTAGGCGTTTAGTTCGCATATCAGTCTTCCAGCCAAGGTTGACAGTAGGCGTCTCCCACTCCTCGTCATACCCCCTATCGCGCTTGTAAAGGTTCGTATAGAAGGTGTCTCTTAGTTTCTGTACTGTAGTGAGGCCGTGGTTGTTTACCTCTACACCTATAAGGGCATAATTGTAATACGTACCAAGAGCGCCTAAGATCTGGCCGAACTTGTCGGGATCGCAATGTCCTCGCCAGCGAGCTACTACTTCCATTGTTGAGATATCTACAACAGTGGCAACGCTAAAGTCGCCACCCTTAAGGCCTTCTGCAACGTCAGCACCAATGACGTACTCCTTATAAGGCTTTGGCTTCTCCCAAATCTTGAGTGGTGCCTTGTAAGTGAAGTCGTCAGGTGTTTCATTTTCTTCAAATAGTATATGCTCTAGCTCGAATTCCTCATAAGGGCGATCCTCTAATGGAGTGATCTTGTAATACTCGACATCCTCTAATGGGGTTGCATCCTTCTCCATCTCCTGTAAGGCTAATGGGTTGAACACGTTCTTACCGCTTGCGATGAATGCCTCCTGCCACGTTGAGGGGTATTCCTGGGGCAGACGCTCGGGGGTTGCCGCGAAGTCTTTGGCCTTTCTTCTGTAGAATGCAAGCTTCCTGGGTATAGCATCCTCACCAACAGGGAAATGGTGCCCTAGTGTGTCGTGGCCTTGCTTCATAAGATCGACTAAGAATAGCTCGTAGTCGTTGAGTTTGCCCAAATCCTCAAACGTGGCATCGCGCTCGTATGTGTCAAGGATCCACCAAGGCGCAAAAGCGGGCTGGTAGTTGTTCTTTCCTTCTGCCGCCGCGACGTACTCTTTATGGAAATAATTTCCTCGACCTTCTGCGGTAGACTCAAGAAACACCATTGAAGGTTTATCCATCACCTCGGCATCTGGCACTGTCTGCATAAGAGAAGCAACCAAATTCTCGCCGCTCTCCCAGGTCGCGACCTCAGATCCATGCAGGAAGTTAATAGTGTCCGAACGCCCCGCAGACTTGTTCTTAGCTGTCTCAATCTTAATAGCTGAGCCTAGGCCAATCTGCTTGCCACTCTCATCGAACTTCTCAAACGTAAGGTCGTTCTTGGTGTTGTAACGAACACTCGGTTTAAACAGGATATTAGTATTGTCAAAATAACGACGAAACATCCTATAAAGGTTAAGAGAAGACTTCTCATCGTTACCAATAATAACGCTATTAATGTTGAAGTTCGTAGATGTCCACCAGTAACAAAGCGCCTCTACAGCTGTACTAAAGCCCATCTGACGAGCTTTTAAGATGATAACCTTAACGGGCCGCTTTTCTTTAATGCAAAGCAATACATAGTCTATTAAGGCCCTTTGAGGTTCGTTGGGGATAAACGGTACAATATTAGCAAACTTATCCTTAATATACAGGTTCATCTTTGCGAACTTGTAAAAGTCCTGTTTGATGAGTTTGATCTTCTCTAATTGGGCCCGAGTGAGTTTGAGGTCATCCATCGGCGCGAGCCTTCTTGAGTAGTAGATTAATTACGGCTGATTTGTTAGCTAGGCCATTAAAATACTCTAGGTTTTCGTCCCAGATATAGATAAGCTTACGATTTACTTTCTTTTGCATTACAAGTTGTCTAACTCCTTTAATGCCTCCTCGATACCAACATGGGCGGTTACTTGTTTATCGACAAACATATTATGTTCCTTACCAAGTAACTTAATCGCGCTAATCTTATCAGCATCCTTTGATATATCATTTACAACAATCATTTGTAGCTGCTGTTTAAGATGTTCAGGAGTAAGACGCATCATATTCTTAGCCTCGGCGACCCACTTTTGGCAATCCTTAGCCTCCATCTTTTGAGCAGCCCACCTTGAATAGCCTGCACGTATTGCACTAGAATAGGCGTTTGCATAACTCGGCGATTTAGGATCCATATAATAGTTAAGCCATTGTTCCTGTTGCTCAGTTTGAGTCCATTGGCTAGCAACCTTACCTTTATTGCGCTTTTTAATACTCACGCCATCCTTGTTTTTCGTTCGTTTTGTCCGCCCCTCGCGTTGGGCAAGTTTTCTTTCTCTCCAATATTCTTTATCCTTGGCCATCATGCCTCCTTTCCTAATGAGTATATACTTTTAGTCTTTGGGGTGGATATTGATTTTTGCCGGGGTATATACCTTTCAAAAAATACTGGCGTGTGAGTTTTAGCCGAGCATCATTCATTCACCCGTAATAGAGTATGTAATGTTGATGGGAGTGGCCCTAGCTTCTGGGCGCGTAGCGATCCATATGCGTTGAGCGTTAGCGAACGTACCCCACCCGGAGTATATACGTTTGGTAAATTTTGGTCGTGTATTTTCTCGCCGAGTCAATCATTTCACCCAAATAATGTATGTAAATATCCACGGGAGGAGCCCCCCATACCCCACCTATCAGCTATACTACACTATCTCTCCCCAATAAAATAATTACCCACAAAAATAAATCATTCATCAACGCTTGACAATGTGATGGTGATGTGGTGGTTTAACTTCGCAAAAGAATGCGGTGTTTATTGGCTGTTTTAACTTCGCACAATACCCATTTTACGAAGTATAGGCCCCCTTTCTCGCCTCTATATATATAGTAGTGGTATCTGTTAGCTGGGTAGATAACGTGTAGGATGGCGTGTGTTGGTCCATACATATATATAGTAGTTTTGTATCAAAATGGGGGTTTACGCTTACTTCGCAAAAGAATGGGGCCTGTAAGGAAGAAGCGCCGCGGTTTGTTGTGGGTTGTCGCAGTTCCCGTCGAGAGGGTGCTGAGTGGGCGTTATGCCATTTGGGGCTGTTTTATCCGCGTAGGGTAGTCCCGTTGATTCTGGTGGGTGCTGGGGTTGTTTGGTGTTACTTCGCAAAATATAATGGAGGGATATTCTATGTAATATAATGCATTAAAAGCAAGGCCCGCGGTCTGTTACATATATATTATATATAGTAGTGTAAATGCCCGAAATAGGGTGGGGGGTATTTTTGGCGCGTTTTCCCGGGATTTTGGGTGCAGCTTTTTCTTGCCTACGCTATATGTAGTGTGTATACTGCTTATGTACACCATATGTAGTGTCAATAGGGGAGGGGGGTATTTGGGGCAAATATGGGCAAAATATGGGGGTTTTGTACATGTTTTTGGGTGTTGGCAGACAAATGGGGGCGGTCTACGATGAGTTCATAACACAAACAATTGACGGTAAATAGCCTAAAAGTATGCAAAAACACCTGATTTTGTGCTAAAATGACCCATTATGCGTTAGTTTTACTGTATTTTGAGAGATATTAGGCATTGTACAAGACTTATGTGTGTATTCCCTTATATATATTCCTTATAATATCTGTATAAGTAGTAAAAATTCCAATTAAGGGAGCATTAAAAGAGCGGCCCGCGCGCTTGGCGTAGTGGGTAATTTATGCGTTATTAGGCTATTTTGTGGGTAATTATGGGGTTTGTATATAATTATAAGCATTTGTGTAGCATTAAGAGGAATCGCGCGCTTGTTTGGTATGTCTATGCCTATAGGCTGGCGGCTGTTTATAGGTGTTATTACTTGTATTATGTAAGTATTATGCATGAAGTGATGATTTTATACATTTTAGGTGTTGACTTGGGTATATTTGTTTGCTAGACTGAGGGCAGTTAAGAAGTAAAGGAGATATAACAATGACTAAGCAAGTATATTCATTTGAGCAGACTATTGAAGCATCAAAAGATACCCGCGGCTTTTGGTTAGTCAACCATAGCGAGACTATTAAGCCTTATCTCACCAGTAAGAGCAAGGTCATTGGCTGGACTGACGTATTGGCTGGTCTCGAGAACCCAGATAGTGAGATTTTTCAGACTACTAATAAGCTTATCGATTTAGTAGATGCTAGGGAGATTGAAGTATTTGGCGCATTTGATAGGCTATACCAAGAGAATGATATTAGTGGGTTTATTAAAGAAGCTTATGAGGAGATGGGCCTATAAGCATTAAAAGGAATCCGCGACACCTGTTCTAAGCCGCTGTATGGGATTTAATTTAAAAGATGGGTTATGACTCATCTTTTTTATTTGGAGCGATTGTAGAGGCTCTCAATGGCCTTGTACGGCATTATATGATTAATGGTAGCACTGTGTATCGAGCAATAGTGTTAGAAATAAAAAAAAGACCGCCGGGTTAGTGGCGATCTGTTGGCTTTGTAGCATTAGTTTAGGTTACTTGTTTTTTGCAAGTTATAAAAGGGTATAAGGGAGCCCTCTACCCCTGGTTCCTATAGCAGCGAGGTAAGGAAACAACTCTTAACCACTAAACACCCGCCAACTTCTAGCTTATCAGTCACACAGCTAAACACTAGTTGTACAGCTTAGTTTAATGTTATTCCTTAACTCCCGCGCCATTTTCTTAGTGGAACTGGGATAGGGTTCATTATTAGTTACTTGTTAGTAACTGTATCGCACTTACCTGCGCAGGCCACCTGTTTAAGAATAATCTCCTCAACGTATCACCTAAGTAGTCCGCGGCTACCCTTTTGAGGTACTTCCGGACTTTTCGCTGTACACGGCTCCGTTTTCTCAATTTATGTACATCCCCACTTAGATGGCGTTGTCTCTGCACTCCCCGCGATCCCCGGTTTATCAGTTGCCCGATATTCCACAAAACGCGGCAGTTGTTCATACCATAGCACCTGAGTGACCAGATACCACCATTTTGCAGGGTCGTGAGAAATTGAGAAAAGACACGTTGCCCTTTGGCATAAACAACAACATTATAGAGTGGCTAACTTTAATCTATTACCAAGAGTGTTCCTATTAACCTAACAAGGTGTTCGGCTCTTATATGGTCAATTAAGGCTGGTTGATTGCGCCCAGCCTGAGATTATCCGCCTGTCCGAGGCTTCACTACTGTAGCTACTTGTAATCCCCGGCTCTAGAAATAATGAAAGGTACAATGTAGTTTTATAAAGAGACTACATATAACTCTTACTATCAGTATATCACACCTGAAATATAGATGCAATACTAATAAGCCTTAAAAGAGGGGAAGTCCCGCGACTTTATAGAGGTAGAATAAAAAAGTCTAAAAATCTTCCAAAAAGTTGTTGACATTCAAAATATTTGCGCTACAATGAGGACAGTTAAACGAACGGCAGCCGCCGAAACGAAACGAAGCCTTAACAACTCGAGCATTAAACGATTAAACGAAAGGAATAAGACAATGATTAAGAATATTAAGAACAACCTAATTGAATCATTCAACATCTGGTGGGAGCGCCGAAAGGTACTCCGCGACATGGAGCGACGAGATTACTCTGTAATCTAACCTCTCACGCAGCTGAAGCAGCTAGAACGCCGCGACTACTCAGTAATCTAAATAACATCTTACTTGCAAATTAAAAGTAATAGGAGAAATAAGATGAGTAACAACAAGTTTAACTTTATCCATATCTACGCCGATAAGGTGGAGGTTGACACTCAAGATCAATCAGTAGTACTGAGCGGGGTTGATCCAGCTCAGGTTGTAGCTGAGTTTGGTGTACAAACCCTCTTAGAGGAGATGGAGCTAAGCGACATCATGGACTTTGTCGACGAGCAAATGAAAGAACTTAAGGAGAACTACGAGGACGAAAAAGCTAACCGTTAGTGAATATATCGCCTTAGTTTGCGAAATTAACAAAATCAACCTTAAATAAGAATAAGTACTTTAAAGGCCCTAGAATAGAGCTATACAGCTAAGATGGATAAATTACCGTCTTTTAGGCTAGAAACGATTGTAGGGCCTCTTAGTACCCTTAGAAAGCGAAATAGAAAGAGAGGTAACAGCTATGAGTAAAGTAAAGGCGGTATGTCGAGGGATTCTGTGGATTGTCGCGATTATGGTTGCGGTTCAAATTGCAAGTTTGGCAGTACGGGGTGCGGCGATGGACAACCCACCAAAACAAGTACAAGATGAGCGGGCCATTCAACGGGCTCGGCTAGATGTGCACTACCACAACGACACTAAAGAGCAGATGATACAGACTAGCGGGTATACCGACAACGGCTGGTGTAAGCAGTACGGGTGTGAGGATTAACATGTTACCTTACTCGGGATCACCCAAATTCATTGAAGACTTCGCCGATTTTGTTAACTGGACACTTGAGATGCTATATAAAGTGCCGGTGATTGGTGGAGCATTAGCACTAGCCGGGGTAATCTTTTGGCACTTTCTCGCCTACGCAATGGTTACTTGGGCAACAGTAATGGTCATCTTACTAGTAATGGAGGTATTGTGAACAAAAAACAATTAGGAGCATTTCTAAAGGTTGTATATAAGGGTAAAGACCGCCCGGCGCTTACCAATATACTTATTGACCGAATTAAGGGCAAAACCTGCTTGGTGGGTACTAACGGTGTCATGCTGGCTGCAGTATTTGTCGATGGTTTAGATGAGTGGGTTGGTCGTCAAATTGCGCGGATTGACCTAGAGGCCTCTCATAAGGCGATGACAAGTCGAGTTTCTGATCTGTTCGGAGCTAATGAAGTTGCTGAGATCATGGATAATGGGCGCAATGTTACTACCAAGTTTCCCGATTACATGAGCCTTATTACTCCTTACTTGGGGGGTGAGTCGGCAGGGCAAGCAAGAATGAGGTTTAACGCTGAGTTTTTTAAGGTGATACAAGACCTCAACGGGGAGGATAGCTTAACAGTCAACCTTTACGGAGAGACCAAACCAATGGTGTTTAAGAGTGAGCGCGGCATTTACATAGTCATGCCGATGACTCTTAAGAAGCCTGGCCAAGCTAGCTGATGGGCAACTAACACTATTTGGAGAGATTGCCGGGTTAGAAAATCTAGTGTCTCCGCCGAAAGTGTTAGAGGTCGACGGGCAGAAGGTGGTTAGCTTTATCGTCTCCGAGGAGGACAGAAAACTTCCGGGCTATGTGGAGGCAATCACCGATAAAGCTAAAAAACTTAAGCCTACTGTTAAATCAAATAATCGCCAGTACTGGGCAAGTCTTTACTGGCAGAAGAAAAGGAGAATGAGGAATGACAGATAGCGAATTAATGGCTTACCTAGACGAAGTAGAGGGTAAGATTGATCGGGATATGTACGATCCTGACATGACACTTGAGTTAGAGGCTAAATACGAACACTGGCGGGAAGTCTCTAAAAAGATCCACGCGCTGCATCCAGCTAAAATGATCGAGCCGATTGCGGCTACTAAGTGGGGTAAGACGGTTAAAGTCAAACTAGATAACACCCAGCGCTTTTACTACGACCTAGGCTTTGGCGCAGGTGAATATTAAAATAAATAAGGAGAAAAGAGATGAGCAAGAAAGTAACAATCAACAAAAATACTACTAAAATGGTGGCGGCAGGGCTCGCCGGGGTACTTCTAATAGTCCTCGGCGTTGTCGGTACGCTTAAGTATCAGGGTTTCATTAACTCGGTTAAGGCGCAAGGCGTCGCTGAGTATAAGCAAGATAAGTGCGAGAACTATTCAAAGGATGGCGCGACATGGTGGGAGTGCGAGGCAAAAAGAAGCAAGTAAATGTTAGGCACTGGGATATCATCGAGATAAACGGCGTTAAATACCGTGCAGGTATAACCCCGGCCCAATTCACCGAGTTAGATAGATGGGTGTTTGAATTTGATGAAAGCGCCCATAAACTGCCGCCCAAAGACGCCGCAAAGTTCATGGCTAGGGCGCATTTGAGGATCATAGAGAGTCAGCAATAGCTGGCTCTCTTTTTGTCTTATACTGCTTATGCTTGACACGTTATGGTATAACTATGTTTTTTGCTGCTTATGGTAAAAAGTTGTCAAGAGTTTTTCGAGACTTTTTTGAGATTTTTCTACCCCTGTTAAATGGCGAGCTTTCCACAGGTTGATGTAAAAAATACATCAAAAATCGAGATACGTGTGGTACAATAAATACATATAGGAGCTTACGGAGTAAGCGACCAGCTTTGAACAAGGAGCCGAACGTAAGGGAGAGAGGCGACGCAGAGAAAAGCGCAGCGAAAGACAAGTAAGTGAACGAGTAAGGACACAGAGTGGCCGACGAATGAACTGTAACTTGTTCTTGAGCAACAGCGGCGAAGACAAGTAATGGTGTTGACGTGTAGGAAACATCATTAGTTGTTGTAGCCCTTTGGAGAACGGCGAGTGATCCAAAGGTTATAACACTTGATGTTACTTTAGTAACCATTAAGGCAACTAAGTATTAATAAACTAATAAATAGATTACTAACAAGCCCGCGGATTCTATCAACTAAAGAGTCGGCGGGCTTCTTTAATTTTTCTCCATTAAAAGTCTTGTATTTATCCATTACTAGGAGTATAATTAAAGGTAGATAGAACGAAGGCTATAGCAGCTTAACAACTCGGCAATTATTAACTTAAAAGAGAGGAGATTGATAATGGTAGGTATGTATAAACCAGAGAATAGTGGCGGCAAGGAAGCGCCAAACCTTAAAGAGGTAGCTGGCCTATTAATGGCCGCAGCAGCTGCTACTTACCGCCTTAACTGGGACTCAAAAGCAATGCAGGCGGTGAATTTTCACATTAATGAGGCATTAAAAGAATTGCGCGCATTTACTGAGCGTAAAGAGAAAGATTGTTTGACCGCCTTTAGCGGGAGAGATGGGACAATTAAAGATGTATAGGGTAAGACTCGACACACCGGGTATTCAATACTGGGTAAAAAGCTTTGATGCGAGCAGCGAGAAGCTAGAGCTAACTAATATTACTAGAGATGCGACGCGGATCGACAAGGCGGACGTACTCCCGAGCAACACAAGTCGATGATCAACATGTTTGTTGCCAAGATAAAATATAGGGCACTACCGAAGGAGGCGTGATGAAACAAAAAATCCTAGATACGCTAGACAAATCAACCAGCAACGGGATGAAGGCAGATGAAATTGTCTCTCTTGTACGGGACGAGACGTTCGCTAATCTCGATGAGGCCACAAAGTACATGGTGTCGGTTATTACCGTAGAGGATATGGCCGCTATAAACGCTATCTACTTTATGAAGAATATATTACAAGAAATGACAACAGGAGGATGGGAGAATGAGTGAGACCTGGAGGGGTTCAGCGCTATGCGCACAAACAGACCCGGAAGCGTTTTTTCCGGTTAATAAAGCGTACGCTGATGAGTACAACGGATACAACAACTACAATGAGGCGCGTAAGATTTGCGCAGAGTGTCCAGTCAAGAGTGAGTGTCTAACTGATGCCCTGATGACTGGCGATGTAGAGTACGGTATGCGAGGTGGACTAACACCACGAGAGCGTATGGGTGTCTTGGCAACAAAGGTAGCGATGTATGGGTGACGAGGTTTTTGTATTATATTACAAACCAGATTGGAGTAAGGCTAAATTGTATTTTGCGTATAGAAGCGAATACGGCCGTCTTGTTTTTACCGAAAATAAATACGGAGCTGAGTTATATAATATTTATGGGATACGAATAGCGCAAGATAGTTTATCCAAAAGATTAGGTGCCCGCCTAAGTATAGAAGAAGCTTACGGAGATAACGAATGATTAAGAATATTATTAGATGTACAACGATGGTTGCGACGGCGATACTACTGCCAGTAGCACTCTACACAGTAGTAATATCGATATACAAATTCTACCTATTCATAGCGGGGATGGTAAGCGCAGAGTATAAAGAGCTGATAGCTCTCTGCTCGATGGCGGTGCTAGCTGTAGGGTTGACACGATTTATTGCAAACTCCTGTGTCGAACATGATATTAAAGATAATAGAAAGAGGAGAATAAATGAACCACAACACACCAAAACTAAACCAAGAGACTAACGATAAATGGGCGCAGTTCGATACGCTGAGTGATCATTTGCGCGGACATTGTAAACATCAAACGGAGGAGAGTATGACAGAATACAAGAAACATATCGGCCAGGGTAACGACATGATGATCGACAACCTAGCGTTGCCGCGAGAAGTAATGAAGGGCTACAATCCTGAGCCGCACGAGGACTTTGATACTGAGCCTGTCCAACCCGCGATGTTTGAGATGCAAGAGGTTGTAGATGGCCTACCAGAGGAAGAGCTACAAGCCTATAAGGATCAGATGTTGTCTGAGATCAGCGACCGTGAAGCTATCGTGGATGCTATCAACCGCCGGCTTGACACTGTACAAGCTAAGCAGTACACACGCGGTGTACGCAACGCAATTACTAAGCAGGTGAGATTGTAATGAGATTCAGTGAGTTTAGGGAGGCCATACGACGTTTAGGGTTGACCTATTCCGGGGGGGGCGTTGCATTTATATATCTATTACTGGCCGAATATGGTGATACGCCAGTGGAAGATCGCGAGGAGGCTTATTATAGGATTTGGATTCCGGTGTTGAGTAAAGAACACAAGGTATATATCCATGGTGCGTCGAGCGATTCGGCGGTTATATCATTCACTAACGACAAAAACCTCGCGGATAAGGTTAGCGAGCGGGGCGCTAAGGCTGTAGTGATTCTTATGGATAGAATTCATAACATTAAAGTAGAGAAAGAGAGCGTATAATGAATACTAGTTTGTTTGTGGGGCTTTGCGAGGACGTGGGTCTTAATGTAGAATTTCGAAGCGGTATCACATATGTATGCGGTGACCTCAACGAGTGTCTTGCGGATATCTCAGAAGCGCGCATCGGAGATTATTACATTGATCTGTGGGGTACCTCTGAAGAATACACTAAGTTGATTTCTGAGGTTGTGCCTAAATATGCACTCACCTCAATTGAGGAGCGAGAATGAGGTACGCAGTATTTCGCGACGACAACCTTGAGCAGGTGCTCGACCATGCAGACAGCGACGCGATCATTGTCGCAATGAACGGGCGGGGCGTCGACGTGCTAGCCTACAGCCAGTTTATTTCGGGAACGACAAATGTCCTAGAGAGTGCGGACGGTTTAGTCGAGATCATTGGATGTGAAGACAAATGGCTCGCGAACATGTTGGATAAGGAAATAAAAAAAACTAAGAGAACGTTGCGATGGCTCGAGTCATTAAGAGAGGATTACGATGGCGGAAGTGATTAATGACGACGTGTCTACCGCTATCCGTAATCGGGTGCAGCCAGACCCTGATTATGACGCAATGGCAGAGCGGCTCGATGAGATCGGACTATCGGTTACTCGCCATAGCCGTAGGTGGTTTACTATCCATAAAGGAGATACCGATATCGTAGAGGTCTATGTTAACCGGTATACGGCACTTAATGGTGTGGACACCGATACTATTGCGGAAGAGGTGGGCAAACTACTCGCCAAAAAACGAAAGTTTGCAGAGTCACATCAAAATAGTTGGGACGCACGATGGAACAAACAGAAGCGTTAGAAATAATGCTATCTGGTCAATCGGTTATACTCTGCGGATCGGGCGGATGTCTATCTAGGGGTACAATAGTGCAAACCCCTAGCGGAGCAGTGCCGATAGAGGATTTAGGTGTAGGCGATGAGGTCTACACCTACGACGGCGAACGGATAGCTATAAATAAAATTAACTTTAATGGGTCATGCAGGAGCATACCCAAACCAATGATAGAATTTGAATATGGGAATGAGGCAATCAGAACAACCTACGATCACCCCTTCTACGACGGAGAAAGATACTATCCGCTCTATCAGCTTATCTGGGGAAGTCTGGAAGCGAGCGAAAGGGTTCAGCTCAAACTATTATGTGAGCAATATGGGCAGACTTTTAACTTTGAGGAAGAACGGGGGAAAACACATAGGGATAATGAAACCTGGGAGAGACCCGGACGGCCATTTGCGCACAGTGATGAATGGCAAGACAATAAAGGTGCATCGGGTGGTGGCTCAAGCATGGATTCCCAATCCGAAGAATTTGCCAGTAGTAAATCACATAAACAGCAAGCCGTGGGACAATCGAGTCGAGAACTTAGAGTGGTGCACACATCAACACAACATAAAACATGGCTACGACCACGGAAATGTCAAGCCAGCGCTAGACAAAGCACGGGAGACGTGGAGAAAATATCCAGTGGAGGACGTCCTGGCTATTCAGAAGTGGTGGGACACGAATACCGCTGGGGTCGACAAGCGGGATCAGGCGACAAGACACGAGTTGTGCGTTCAATTGCAGGAAATGTACCCGCACATGCCATGGTCGGCACTAAAACGTATAAGACTGAGGCACGCATGGTATGGAAAGGGCGTGTTTGCGAAGCCGAAGAATATTACTACATAGGAGTAGAGAACGTTCACACATACTTTATAGGTAATAGTTGGCTACCCACACACAACAGTGGCAAATCGTTTACGCTTAGGCAGTTCATCGAGCAAAACAGATTATTGGGACGCAAGACGGCGGCTACAGCTACAACGGGGCTGGCCGCCTCCCACCTTAACGGACAGACACTCCACAGCTGGGCCCGAGTAGGGCTGGGTAAAGAGCTGCCAGACGATTGGCAATTTACTATTAGCAAGAAAAAGCGCAAAGAGTTTCAGACTACCGCTACTCTTGTAATAGATGAAGTGAGTATGATGTCCGACTTTGTATTTGACATGTTAGACATCGTACTTAGATGGGCGCGTAATGACGATCGGCCATTTGGTGGTATACAGCTTATCTTATGCGGGGATTTTTATCAGTTGCCGCCAGTTGATGGCAAATTTATCACCAATAGCAAGGTTTGGAACGAGCTTGATATTAGGAGTTGTTACCTTACTAAGGTGTACCGTCAAAAGGATGATAGATTGCGTGATTTGCTTGAAGGAGTCCGCGGCGGCAAGCTCTTTAAGCGCCATATAGCCTATGTCCAAAGCCGAATGGTTAAGCCTGATCGTCAAGTTCCGCGGCTGTATTCCCTTAATAGAAAAGTAGATAGTGAGAATGCTAGCCAGTTGAGTAAGCTTAAGGGCGATTCTATTTTTTACATGATGACCGAGAAGGGCGACTTGAATATCATCAATGGATTAAAGGGCTCAATACAAAGCCCCGAATTGTTAGAGCTAAAAGTCGGCGCACCTGTTATTGCCACTAAGAACAACAGCGAGGGATTGTACCATAATGGTTCACTCGGTAAAGTGATCGCGTTAGAGGATGGGCTACCGGTTGTAGACTTCCGCGGAAATGAGGTTATCGTTAACCCCGATACGTGGGAGGTTAGCAATGAAGGCGTTACACTTGGCGCGGTTACCCAGATACCGCTACGGCTCGCATATGCTATTACAGTACACAAGAGCCAGGGCATGACTCTAGACGCCGCCGAGATTGATTTGGCTGAAGCGTTTGTACCGGGTCAAGGGTACGTTGCACTGAGCCGCGTTGTTTCTTTAGACGGTCTTTACATTAAAGGAGCTAACAAAATGGCTTTTCAAATGTCAGATGAAGCGCAAATGATTGACCAGATACTGCAAAGATCATGCAAAGAAAAAACCCCGCCAAGAATAGCGGGGTGAAAGAGAGAGGAGTGAGGCCTCACTAGCAATATAACACGTTGTAAATATTACATGACACTGACTATTGACTAGAATATTGCTAGGGTGTATACTGAAAACATGAAGGAAGTTAATTATCACAGCAAGATTGTCGGCACGACGTTTGAAAACCGCCAAGATATACTTGCGCACCTGGAAGGCAACGAAGACCTCCGGGTTAGGCGAGAGCCCGAAAACCAATATGATCCACGAGCAGTTGCAGTGGACGTAGACATCAAGGGTAAGTGGTATCCAGTTGGGTATATTGCCAAAGATAAGAACAAAGACATCGCCGAAGCCCTAGACGCTGGTCGAGAAGTAGAGATTAAAATCTCAGAAATTACCGGCGGAGATAAAGGCAAGAACCTCGGCATGAATATTTGTCTCAAATACGAGAAGGAGGCATCTGAACCCATCTCTGAGGCTACGAACGATCCTACGGCATCTGAAAGGCCTTCTACTATGAATTTGAAGAACCCCACCGTGTACAAATCTAAGGTGATCGGGCGGGAGATTACAGTTGGCGTGGACAATGGCCATATCTACCTGCCGCATTACATGTCAGGCAGCCGCTTTCCTCGTAAGTTTTTCAAGCAGTTTACTGATGAAGATAAAGAGCGTGTGCTTGATTACTATGAGCGAGAGAAGGGCGTTAAGCGCGATGAAGTAGAGAAAACCTGGGAGATGAAAGCTGATATTGCTACAGGTTACGGCACCGCAATCCACGCTGCCATCGAACTTTACTATAGTTACAATAAAGTCGGCGATAAGATCAAGGGCAAAGACGGCGTCAACAAAGCTCTTAGTAAGAATATGTTTTTTGCCTACATCGTTCAAACATTTGTTAATGATTTGGGGCCTGGCAATTACTTGGCTGAGCAGTTCATTTGGCACGAGGGCTTGCGTTTTTGTGGAGCTATCGATCTACTGGAAATTGTCGATAAAAACACGGTAATCATTCACGACCAAAAAACTAATGACTCAGTGCTAAAGCGTGTTTACCAAGAGAAAGACAGCCCTTTTAAGAAAGATGTCGACAACACCCAGCTTGGCGAATACTGGCTGCAGTTATCCTTTTATGCCTACATCCTTAAGCAGTACGGGATTAATACAAAAGAGTTGCAAATTCATCACCTAGATCCCGAGCGGCTGGTACAAGGTAAGAGACCTTGGGTTCATTACACGCACGATGTCGTTGATATATCTAAAGCATTAAAGGAGGACTAAATGCTAGGGAAATATAAACTATTAAGCGCCAAGCTAAAAGCGACCGACAAAACGGTAGACAAGCTGATAGACGCTAACAATGACGCCTGGGATCAGTTAAGTGTCGATAAAAAAGAATTAAAAGACTTACGGAAAGGGTTCGATAATATCGGCGACTGGATGCAAGACATTGACGATATTCAGATGCTCCATACAGTAGCGATTGACGAGCTGCGAGATAACGTCGCATTGATTTTAGATCACTTAGGGGTTGAAGTAGTTCAACCTAGTGATAAGCCAAAACTTAAAAAGAAAGGGAGTAAGTAAATGGCACAAGATTGGCTAGTAACAGACGCGTTTCAAGGGAAGGATCGCGACACTAAGCAAGTCACTGTTAAGGAGTTTGGCGGCAACCAGTTCCACGTGTACATGGTGAAGGTGCAGAACCAGCCAGTAGACGGGTGGATGCAGATCCTTCGTAAGCCAGGTAACGCCGTTAATAAGGGTGATAGCCTTTACGGGGACATCATTAAGAACCAATGGGGTAAGGCACAGTTTAAGCGAGCGGATCGGCCATTTGGTCACCAAGCACCACAACGACAGTCAACAACTGATGATGCGAAGTATAAGGCACTTGAGGATCGCGTAACGGCATTGGAGGCTAAGTTCGATAACCTCGCCCGGTTTCAGGGCAATGTCGCCAACGACCCGGGCGAAAGTGCTCCAGACCTTACAAACCTTGATTACTAGTTAGAATGATAGATTACCAGAAAATTATTCAGAACATTATGTTCATCAATGAAAAGTTTTCTGACGCACAATGGGTTAAAGCACAAGGGGCGGATGTATTAAGTTACACCGCCCTTAAGCTTTCTGCAATGAAAGGCTACCTCGCTGAATTTAAAGAGGACGCCCTACGTAGCCTATTAAAGGCAGAACGTGAGATGGAGACGGAAAAATCGCGAGCCTTTCTACGGATGCGAGAAAAATACCCGGTAACCGCTGCATCAGAAGCTAAAAACGCCGATGAACAATATATTAAAGCTAAAGAAATATACGCGGAGGCTAAAATCTTATATGAGCGGCTCAAGTCAATCTCAGCAGACACGCACGACCTCATCGACGCGATCAAGGGGCGCACGATCGAGCTCCAGTCGCAAAGGAAGACCGAAAACTAGATCGCAGTTTGTGCCAGCCAAGCGAGAGGATTCGCCGGCTGCACTTGCCTTCCATAAATGGGGCAGGATGAAAGGTGCACGGCTACGCGGGGTATTAGCTCACGCACGCGGCAAGGCCCATATCATTACCCATGAGGCGGCTATTAAGGGTAACAGGGCGATGCTAGCCAATAAGGCAAAGCGCAAACAGGAGAAGTTAGATAAGTCTCAAGCGCTAGATAGGATGTTAGATGATATCTTACGAGATTAAAGGCAACCTCGCCAAGCTCAATGAACATGATAACGCCAACCGAGTAAATAGGTTTGCAGGCGCGGCGCTTAAGAAGAAGATGAATGAACTAGTTTCCTCTCAATTAGCGGGTCAACCAGTAGTAGAGAAGCCTTGTACTATTCGCTTTATCTGGAGGTACTCAGGCAAGCACGACTTTGACAACATCCGATTTGGCTGCAAGTACGTATTAGACGGGATGCAACATGCCGGGGTATTGCCGAACGACAACCAATCATGGGTTAAAGGCTTTGACGGTGATGAGTTTGTGAAGGTGCAAAAAGGCCAGGAGGGTGTAGTTGTCGAAGTTAGATACATTTGAACCTAACAATTATACGGACAGCGAGTCGGCATGGCTCGCTTTTCGTCGTTATTGGCTAGAAGACAATCCGCCGCTTGATAATGGTTACTACTTATGTGGTATCTGCAACAAGTTCGTCCCATTAAATGAGGTGACGCTAGACCACATACAGCCCCGCGAGGCCTCTAATATGTTCGATCCTAATAACATACAGCCAGCCCATGGCGGGTGTAATTATCGTAAGGGTAGTAAGCGCTGGAAGTCGCTCGTATCGCAAGAAACGCGGGATTTCTTAAGGGCTTTATCTGATATGTAGATGTTGTAAATTCTACGCTAGACAATCCTATTCGGTTGGTGTAGTATACTAACTAGGAAGGAGAAATGATATATGAGTAAGATCGGACAAAAGGTAGTTGAGTTTTTAGAACAAGGCTATACAATGGATGAGATTGCGGAACACCAGGGCGCTGAGCAATAGAGAGGCGCGTGGAATGATCCTTCAAAGAACTTAAATAGGAGGTTATATTAGTAAAAACCTAGTAACGAAAGCGAAGAAGTACGCCCTACCGGCTGCTATTCTCGCGCTGGTCGTGTTGAACATTATCGCACTTAACGCGAACCATAATGTAAAGCAAGACCTAGTCCGCCAGGAGGCAAAGACTAATACGACTAAAAATGCGCTGAGAGGTGCCTCAGAGGCCGTAGAATCGCTCAAAAAAGAGAAGACGACCATTGAGTCATCCTTGCGCGAAACAAGGCAAAATGCCGAGAACCTTACAAAGGAAAACCAAAGTTTAAAAGTCAGCTTGCAGAATAAGCGAGAGGCAAAAGCCGCCGAAGAGAAGAAAGCCCAAGAGGCTAAAGCTCAGCAGGAGGCTCAAGTTAAAGAAGCTGCAAAGACTACACCTCAGCCAGCGCCTGTCGTACAAGCGGCCGCTCCAGCTGGGTGTCAAGCCATTAGTTCGATCTTGCTTGCTAATGGCATATCACAAGCCGACCTACCTTTTGCGCTTCAAATAGCCCAGAAGGAATCGAGCTGCAACCCTAACGCAGTCAACCCCAATGGTGGTGCATGCGCATACTTCCAGGAGTTGCCTTGCGGTAAATGGGGTGGCACAGGCAATATTGCCGGCCATATCCGAGGCGCAGATGCTTACGCTAAGAG